CCGTGTTATTGCCGCCCTGCTCCATCACACCAACAAGCGCGTCAGCAGCACGCAAAGCACGCTTCTGCAATGTGTCGAGCTGCTTTTTGCGAACACTGACCATCCAAACAGCGTGCTTCAGGCTCGCACGCCACTTCTTAACGCGTGCCGTGTTATGCGCACGCTTAGCAGCCAAAAGACGGTTGCGGCGCCAGCTCACTTTGCGTTCCCACGATCGCAACGAAGCCTCGGTACTAAAGCTCATTTCGGCACCGTGAACGGACGTTTAGCTTCAACATGCCAAGGCTCATTCGCGTAAGGCGTATGCAAAGCGACACCGAGCTTGCTAGCAATTCTGATTAGTTGCTGTGGTTCGCTTACGTCAACAGCCATACTCCAATGCCCCCTGGCTTTCATGTTTCTAATCAGGTGGCGGCTAGGGCCGTTAGGTGGAAACGCGGGATTGCCAACGCCGGCACGAAACATGGCGTACAACGCTGCCTGCTGCGCGTAAGAGCGCAAACCGCCGCGTGGCCCGTTGATGCCGCCCTTCCAACCCTTACCCCTCGCGGTCAGTAGTAGCCAAAGCCAACAGTCAGTAACGACGGCTTGATCGAAGCGGAAGCGCCCGCGACGTATTTGCCGCCCCTTGCGGTAGTTGTTGCTCATGATGGGCTCCTAACTACTTCGAGAGGTACGAAACGATGAGTCCCGCAACGACTGGTGAAGCAATGCTGATCGGGATGAGGGCGCCTGCGAGCTTGTCGCGCCACGACTCAAGCGCGTCGATTTGATCACTGTGTTTGATGACCGTGCCGTTCGTGCGTGTCGTTTGTTCGAGTACGGCTTCAAGCGTTGCCTCAATCTTCGCAAGTCGCTTGTCGGTCGTGTCAGTCATTATGCTCCTTAGAACGGTTGAACCCAAGCAAACAGCTTGCGGTTTAAAAACGTGGCCGTGCCACCCGTCGTTGAATAGCGAAGGCTAAACGTGTGCGGCCCAACCGCCGTATCCCATTTTCGCGTGTTGGTAAATGTCAAATAGTGTCCGCGAGGCACTAGGTTTGAGTCTGTTGTCGTAGGGATTCCGATTGACGTAGAGTTTTCAGTCGTTGCACTGTCACTTCGCGCATACTCAGTGTTTACGCCAGCACCATTTGCCGCGTCGTGATCACGCACGTAAATGCTTGCGGTGTTGCCGCCTGTTACCGATGTCTCAACTTCAAAGTAAATGTGTATTAAGCAAACCGCTGTTGTCACGATCGTTATCGTGTCAGCGGTTGTCAACGCAACCGGCGTAGCGCTTGTAGTTGTTTCGCTCGTCGCAACAACCGAAACCTCGGTGCGCGGCACAGCTAGTTGCCGTTCCATCTTTTTAATGCGTGCGGCCTGCGCTGGCAGAATGTGCATCAAGTCAGCACGCTTCTTAATGTCAGCCATTAGCTAAAGCTCCCCGCCAAACCATTGACTTCCGAAACGGTGTCGTAAGCCGCACCAATCTGATTCACCATGAGCTGCTGAGAAGCACCAGGGCCACCGGCCTCACACTCAACGCGGTGCGCAACCTCAAACCCTGAATCATCAATGCTCAACGTGATTGACCTGACGCGCAGCTGCCCGTTGTAAAGCAAACTGCCGCGACTAGCACGCACACTGACAACATCGCCAACGGTGTAATCCCTAAGTGGCCTCGGTGTGATCGCAGGCTCAGGCGTAAACGACACGACTGTCTGCCAGTCAAGGCGTGTTGCAGCGTTCGCCGCGTCGATGCAGTCGTTCTCAAGGTAAAGGTCATTGTTGTTGATGCTGCCCTGCCAAACCCCAATGCGTGCTTCAGCCGTTGTTACAGCCGCATTGACCGTACTGCTGCCCTCAACCTCATTACCCACACACACAACCCTCGTAGCCGGCGGTGTGATCTCCCAATCAAAACCAGTCAAGTTGCCAACCGTGCTCGAGCCGTACCCAAAGCGAGCCATCACAGTCGTGCCCTGATAGAGCGTGCCAACCTCAAGCGTGCCAAACGTGCTCGAGCCAGCAACCGGCGTGATCCGCAAGTCAGGCCCGTTAGTCAGATTGACTAGCTCCATGATCTTGTCAAGCACAACGTCACGGCTCGTTGTGAATGTCTCAACATCAAAGCCTGACGTTGCAGCCGTGGCCGTCAACCCTGTTGCCGCTAGTGCGTTAGCCTGCGCAACAAGACTCGTGCCTGATGTCAACGTGCCCGCAATTAGGTTTGTCGTTGATTCGTCGTAAACCTCAAAGTCACTGTCCGTCAACCTGTGCGCGAGCACGCCGAGCGCGTCAGTGAACGTGACCATCATGCTCAAGTCCTCATCAGCTGCTTCCTTAACACCTGATAGGTAGCCAGCGAAGTAGAGCCTGCCGTCACGGTAGGCATACGCGAGCGGCCTGGTGGTCGTCAATGCCGAGATAATGTTGTAGGCGCGATCGTCCTCGCCTTGCAGCGTGAACGTGCATGTTGTTGGCTGCGAGCGCTGATACTGCAGTTCGCAAGCTGTAATCGCGGGATCGAGGATGTCGAGCTGCACACCGTTCTTGTCAGCAAGAATAAACGTCCACTCCTGCGGTGCGGTACCAACCCCAGCGACTTCCTCGGCCGCGTCACTGATCGGGCTGTCAGCGTACTCACGCTGCAGCAGCAGTAGCAAACTCATACTGCCTCCCCCTTATTGTGGTCCGAGGTCTTCAATTACAAGCTGCCGAACAAAGCTGGCGCTACCACCACTATCAACAGCAGTGTTAGCCGTCCCCGCAGCAATCTGCACCTTAAAAGTTTCCGTCGCACCCGTCGCCGGACCGTTAAAAATCCTTGAATGTGAAGCACTCGTCACAAGACCAGTCACTAGGGCAGGCGTTTGCACGCGCATTTCAACAGTCGCATTACGCAAAACCGTATAAACAGCCGTTTGTGCGCCCCCCGAAGCGTAAGGATGCACAAAAAGACTCACGCGAAGAATCCTTGCCGCACCATACGTCACGCTTACCGTCAAGCCTTCGTCCTGCGCGGTCGTATGCGTTGCCGAAGTAGTGAATCCGGTCGTAAGGGTATGCGATCCAATGACCCGTCGCGCAGGTACTCGCGTAACCCCAGCCATTAGCTGAACGCCATGAAGGTCACGCCATCACCAGACACAGTTGCGTCCAATCCAATGTCAGCAAGGTTATCTATCTGCAACACAATCGAATCACCAGCAGCCAAAGGGACACCCGTCCTCGTCGCAATCGTCGCCACAACCGTTGCCGCGGCCCCAACCGCAACGATGCCCGTGTTGTCAGTCTCAGCCGTAATGACAACCTCTTTGCAAGCCGTCGAGGAAGCCAAAGCAACCCTTGTGCCGGCCGTTGTCACAACCTTACGGCCATCAGTGACAGTCGTAATTGCAGACGTGACCGCAACAGGAAACGGATTAGTAGGCGACACAAGCGTGAACGAGCCGTCAGCGCCATACGTCACCTTCATAATCTGAACGTGATCAGACCCGTTCTGATCCGTCGCAATCGACGTACCAGACCCAGCAGTAATCGCAACATTGTCAGCCATCTAACAGCTCCTCACGCCCACGCAGAGCGATAGATAAGATCAACCCTCGGACTACCACTAATCGCGGAGCCCGTCATACACACAGTGCTACTACCCGTAGGCAACTCAAAGAAATCCGAGCTTGCAGCCGTCAACAAACTCAAAGAATTCGTCGTGCCATTCGTCTTCACAGTCCTAGCCTGCACATCAATCTCCAAGAAATCACCAGGCGCCACAGTCCCCGAAAACACAAGGCCCGCGCCAACCGACGCGGCAACCGTGCCCTTACGAACAAACGGATTCGTAATGCCGCCATAAATCCTGATCTTCGGCGGCGTCCCAATCGAGCCAGCGTTCGTGTAGCTCACCGTCCCACCAACCGCAGCATCCGTAATCGTTGTGCCCGTACCCGTAGTCTCGCTCTGATCGTAAACGCGAGGATCACCAGCAACCAACGTGATCTGCGACGACAACATGTTCCCACCATCCGTAAGCACCAAAGGCGCCAAGGAAGATAGTTGGCAGTCAACTTGCAACGCTTGCCCGCCTGAGTCCCTAGTCCATCTCAAAGTGCCAGGCGTACTCACACTACTCATCAGTGCTTTAGCTACCGTGTCGAACTCATCGAATGAGTCCTCGATCGACGTGCCAATGACTTCCATTTCCAAAGTGATGTACCGAGCGTCAACATACTTTGATCGGATGTACGCGCCGGACTGCTGCCCCTTAACAGTCTTAACCTCACGGATAGGTGGCGAGCCCTGCAACCCCTCAGCGCGCGTCACAACACGCTTAGAACCAATCGTAACGGCATGCAACGACACCGCCGACCCGCCGAGCGGTGTGAACGTAATTGTGCTGATCATCGCGTAGCCAACTGCCAACCCAATTGACGAGCAAGCAGCATTGGATCATCAGCCGCAGCACCAACCGCGTTAACTGTGATGTTCATGCCGGCGCCGCCGCCCATACGACTAGTGCGCGTCCCCGAATGAACCTTCCCACCAACAATCAACTCAGGACCAGTCTCCCCAACAAGCGTAAGCTGCCCTGGCGTCAACATGCCACCGGACACCTTGTTAGCAAACGGATGCCCCTTCAAAGCAGGTTTCGGTCGAGCAGCATACGCCTGAGCTTGCGTGACACCAAACATTTTTCCGTAATCGCTAGCAAGATGCGGCCTGCTTGCTGGTCGTGGGTTCGTACTAAGCAGCTGCGCACGAATTCTTTGCGCCAACGAAGGACCGCCACCACCAGCAACCGGCGCACCAGCCTGCGTTGTGCCACCAATAATTGCGGCAGCTTCACCAACACCAGCCGTAACGCTCGCAGGCAACCCAGGAACTGAAACGCCCGACCCTTGCATTGCGGCCGTCAGGCTTGCAAAGAACGCCGTGACCGTGCCACCGGCCATGAATGCGTCAAGCGCGCGCTGCATGCCGCCAGCAAACGTGTTAGCAAACGCGGTTGCCGCAGCCTCACTACTAGCCTCAATTTCATTCTCATTAAGCTGCGCAAGCTGATCCTGCAACTCAGCAAGATACGCGGGCCCATACCGAGCATCAAGGGCAGCCTTTTCGCTTTGTAGCGCGTCAATCGCTTCAAGGTTGCCCTGCTTACGTGCCTGAGCAATACGAGCATCAAGACGGGCAGCATCACGCTGAAACCTAGCCTGAACGCGCGGATCAGCAGCCTCAGCCTGAGCCCGCGAAATAGCAGACCCTAAGCCGCCTCGAGCAACACCAGTTTCACGCGCAGCCCTCGCAGCACGCGCAGCATTAACCGGCGCCATAATGCGATCAAGCTCAGCCGTCCGAATCGTGTCCCTAATACCCTCAATGAAACCCTTAAGAGTTTCGCCAGCCGCAGCTCGAGCCTGCTTAGCTGCCAGACGACGCTCAAGCGCTGCAAGCTCATTTGCAGCCTTCTCCCTAGCCTTCTTAGTCTTCGCAGCCGCTACTTTTGCTTGCGCAGCCAACAATGCTTGCTGATCCCTCAACGCGCCCGCCGACGAGCCAGCACCCTGATTCAACAACACATTTTGCGCCCCTACATTCAACCTCTCGGGCGTCCGACCCACAACAGCCTTAATCTTCTTCAACGCAGCAAGACCAGGCAGGTTCCCAAGCGCAGACCCAACCCGCGAAATCGCATTCACCAAAGCATCAACACCAGCCTTAGCGGCACTGAACGCCGAAACAACAACGTCACGCATCCTTCCTGCCGCAGACCCAACACCCTTAAACGATGAACGCGCAGCACCAAGCAAAGCCCGAGAAGCACCCGTAAGCGCGTTGACGCGTTGCGACACAAACGTCAAAACCGGCCCAACCAATCGCAATGACGCAACGATCGCAAACGCAATAGCCTTAAACAGCGGCACAAGGACCGGCTTCAACGCAACAAACAACCGTGAGATTGAGCGGGCAACACGGCCCGCGGCAGCAAGCGCCGCTGGCAACTCACGCTTCGCCGCGTCACCAACACTCTTAAAGATCGGGCCAACGGTCGCACCAATCTGAGCAACAAGCCTTTGCAACGACGCGCTGCGCTTATATGCCAAAAAGAACGCTGCACCAACGGCAGCAATGCCAATGGCAACCGCAGCAATCGCAGCAGTATAAGGATTGCTAAACACGGCGGCAAGCAAGCTCCCAATGCTTGTCAACGAGCCCGCAATCTTACCGGCAGCAAGCACAGCAGCCAAACCAGCAAGCGCGAGGGCAATGCCCTTGATGTTGTCGCGGAACACGCCACCGACACCAGTGCCAGCACGCAGACCCTCAACAAAGCCCATTATGGCAATTGCGCCACGATTCAACACAGGCACCAAGTACCCGCCGATTGTCTCGAGCAGGTTTTGGTACGTGACACGTAGCCTGTCAAGTGGTGTTGCCTGCGCGGCCGCCGACCCACCAAACTCGGTTGCAAGCTCCTTCAAAATTAGTTTCTGCGCGTCAGCCGTCTTACCTGTCTCAACGAGCTTCTTAATGACCTCGGTTTGGTCAGCACTGAAGTTCACACCAACACGCCTTAGTGCCGTAATGCCCCTAATAGGGTCCTGCAACGCTTTACCAACCTGAATGCTTGCGCCCTTCAAGCTCGTGCCCGTAGCCGCGCTCAAATCAAGTACGGCGGCGGTAGCGGCAGGGAACGTGTCCTTACCAATCTTCGTGAACGTCAGCAGCAGGTTTTCGGCCGACTGAATGGCCTCATCATCAACCGCTGTCTTCTCACTCAACGCCTGAGCAAGATCGCCAACGGCTTTAGCTGTCAACCCTGCAGCGCCCTTCGTTGACTTGAGCACCGCGTTTGTTTGCCGGCCAACCTTAATGCTTTCCTGCTGCTCACGAACCGAACCTTGAATGACAGTGATTAAGCCCTGGGCGCCAATGTACGCGCCAGCAAGTCCAGCAACGGAGCGCGTAACGCTTCTAAACGGATTGCCTTTAACGTTCTTGGTTGAGCGATTAAACTTGTCAGTTTCGCGCGTAACACGCTTCAACGCAGCCTGAGCCTTCGCTGCATCAACAAGAATGTCGATACGTGCCTGAATTGACTTAGCCATTGCGTTCCTTCCCGATGCGTTTCAAATCAACAGCCATGTCATGCAGCTCACTCAACAACAAGTCATCCATTTCCCACGGCCTAACCCCATAAACGCGAGCAACGCTCGGCGTCCACAAGTGACGAGCAGTTAGGCACTCGTAGGGTCCGCAACCTTCTTCTTCGGTGCCGCGGGCTCATCAACAAACTCAATCTCGCTCAACGTCCAATCAAGCGCGGTTTCCTCAGTCAACACCTTGCCTGCTCGAGCAGCACTAACGATCACCAACGCGAGCACAATGTCAAGGTCGCCCTGATCAAGCGCTTCCTCGATTTGACCAGGCAACAAGCCCGTGAGCTGCTTAATGCTGCGCATTTCACGCAACGTAAACTCATCAGGCACCGCAAACGTTCCTGCAGGACACTTAATTTCCATCTCAACCCCCTATTTGAAGCCAGCTTTGCTGACCGTTGACTTAATTACATCCTGCAACTCTTGAGCGATCTGCGGTCCTGCTTTTTGCAAGCCAGGACGCAAGAACGCTCGAGGGCCAGTCGCATTAACCTTCCCGCGACCGCCGTACTCATAGACGGCAGGGTAAGAAAAGCCCTCGCGGGTAGCTCGAGCAACAACGGCAACACCTTTTTGCGTCACGCTCGGCGTAATCTTCCTAATCAGTTCGCCGCTAGCACGCAAGCCTTTGCGCTCAGCTTCCATCTTACCCTTCGTCACAACCTGCTTTGCCACGCCCTTCAGACCCTTATCTAGCTCCTTATTCAAGCCAGTACCAATCAACTGCAGGCCCTTACGCACCTTCGCGTAATCAGTAAACGTGACCAACTGATCTGCCATTACGGCGCGCTGTCACCATTCGCAACAGCAATCGTCACAGGCGAATCAGTACCGTTGAACAAGCCCTTGAAGTTCAAGGTCTGATCAAGGATGTCCGGCCCACCAACCGACGGTGTATCACCATCAAAGCGGGCAACAGGAACAGTGACCGTAATTGACTGCGATGTTGAGTCAGTGAACGTCGCAACAATCGCTGCGTGCGTAGCGTTCACAACACGGTTGTAAGCCGTTGCGTCAACAAACTCAGCAACAAGCGAGCCGGTAACCTCAGCCATGCTTGAAGCAATAGGCTGCTGCGCAACCTGCGAACCAAGGACAAAGCGGTCACCAGTCAAACCGTTGTTGACGGACAAGCTGAATTCCTTACACGGATACGCGGTGCCAGCAACAGTAATCGCGGCGCCAGCGAAGTGCAGCAACTCAAGGCCTGAGCCATACGAAGCTGCGGTAACGGAACCAATCGTTTCGGCGGTCGTGCCAATGATGCCAAACTCAGCATTCAGCAGCTCACCAACACTGACCGACAGGTCAAGCGTGTTGATCTTGCAGCCGGCATACGTGAACGCGCGAACCGTTCCATCGTTACCTGGCCGACCAACCTCGATTGTCAAGCCGAGCCCAAACGGATCGCTCATCGTGCACGTGTGCAGATACGTTCCCGACGTTGCAACAGCACCAAGAGCGTGCTTAAACAAGATCGCCGTGTTATCAGCGGTCATGTCCATCGAGAACGAACCCTCAATAGCTTTCTGACCTGACGCGTAACGATCGCTACGAAGAACACGATTGCCTGTGCGAAGTCCCTCAGATTCAATGCGCTCGATCGTCATTGCAATCGACTCATCATTGAACTCATAAAAACGAGTTGGCGTTGCAGCGGTACCGACCGTTGATTCAACACCAATGCCAATTTGTGCTGCGAGTCCTGACCTGATAGCCATTACTTAGTCTCCTTAGTGGCCTTCACGGCCTTTTTCTTTGGTTGCGCGGCCTCAAAGTCAGGTCGCTTTAGTAGCTCTGTTGCAAGCTCGGCGGGCACGTCAACAACACCGTCGCGCTCAACTTCGAACTCCACGTCATGATGCGGAATGTAGATTTGTGACTGCGGCCCAACGTATTTAAGTTTCATTAGATCCTCGCTGCTGCCTCAACGCCAAGCGTGAGAATTGATTGCCTTGCCGTGTCGCCCGCAAATTCCTCGAGCGTAAAAGGTGTGCTGAGCTGCGCGATACGCACCGTGTTATTGACCGTAGGATTCGCGCGTAGGTAGTCCTCAAGCTCAGCGGCAATAGCGAAGCATCGCTCAGTGCATTGCTGCTGCTGATTGCCCTCACGAACAACGCTCACGTAAACGTCCAGCGTGTACGTTTCCTCTTTCGTTAGCTTCCCTAATGCTGCGAACTCTTGCGACCCACTAATGTCGCTGAGGGCAATGAACTCGCGTGGCCCCGTGATTGGTGCGCCATAAGACACCGTTACATCAGCTAGGTCAGTGTTAGCGGCCAGGGCGGTGTAGAGGGCTGCTTTGAACGCTGGCGCAGTGCTCTTATACGTCGCAGTGGTCACAACAGCCCAACACGGCGGTAAGGGCTCAGCAACCTGAGCGCGGCGGCCGGCAGAGCGTAGTTCGTTGGGCGATCAGGCCCAAGCTCCCGCGGATCACTCAGCACATCACCAAGATCGAGGTTCACAACATCCCTGCGCATAGCTGCGGCAACCGACACGACGCAAGCCTGCTTCACGTCAACAGGAATCGCAACTGGCCCCCACGTGCCAACGATCGTCACCCTCGAGTAACCAAAGTACCTGGCTGAGTCGCTGTTCCACAGGTTGGCTTCCTGATTACTGAACTGAACTGCTGAAAACATGCCGTCATGATTCGTTACGGGTTGAGTTTGATAATCAGCGGCAGCAAGAACAAGGCCCGTTTCGTCAGCATGAAACGTCACTGACGTAACCGAGCGAAGATCAAAAGGAACAAGCGACAACGTGTACTGCCCGAGCGGCAGTTTAAACACGCGCGTAGCCGTGCCGGATGGGTAAAGCTCGCGTTGCGTGTACTGCTGAATAGCTTTACTGACCGCAGCAATCGTCGTAGTAATCAAACTGTCACGCGCCGTGTCAGCAACAGGCAGCTCAAGAAACGCCCTGGCCTCAGCAAGCGAACATAGGTCACCCGCGGCCATTACTTACGCGCCTTGTTAGGCACACGCTGCTCAGCACGCTTCGCAGGCGTAACACCCTTAGCGCCAAACGCTCGCAGCTGCTCATCAATTTGCTTAACGCGGTCAACGAGTCCACGGGCCTCAAGGCCAGCGCGTTCACGAATAAGGGAAGCAATCTGGCTCATACCTAACTCCTTAAATCAATGTTTCAAGCGGCGGCAAGGGAATCAAACCCCTGCCTAAGCCCACGCCACGTAGTGGCAATCAGGGCGCCGCAGTCCTACAATCGACTAAGCGAAAGTAGGTGTGACCAGGCCCGTACCGGACACGATCGAGGTGTTTACACCGACGTAGCGCTCAGCAGTGAACGCAACGAAGTTGTAAAGGCGGAAACGAACAGTCGCTTCAGCCGAGAGGGTTTCGCGGAATACTTCAGCCTTCGGCGTACCTTCGAAAAGGTAAGCGTCAGCGAAACGCGAAATGATGATGATGTCCTGATTCGTGCCAGCGCCCGAGTTAACGGCGATGTTCGGATCAAGGTACACAGGCAGACCGAGAATGTTGCCAACCGCACCTTCAGCGGCAACACCATCAGCAGTACCAAACGTGTTCTGCGCCTGAGCGGTAGGAACAACGAGAGGACGCTGTGAACCATCAACACCACTAGTCAAGGCATACCAGCGCCTTGGATGCATGACGATTCCATCGGCAGGCAGGAAGCGAGCTGATGCAACCTGCTGAATGCCGTCAGCGATCTTCGCAACCGTCTTAGCAGCCGTAGGGCTTGCCTCGGTGTACGTGATCGTGTTAACGGTGTCAGCGTTCACAAACCCTTCAAGGGTTCCCGATGAGCCGGTGCCGTTAATGACAGCGTTACCAACAGCCTGCGCATGCGATGCGGCAAGATCAGCGAAAATAACCTGATCGAACGCAATCGGGCTCTGCTCTACGAGCTGAACCGAAACATCCTGAATACCACCAATCGTCGTGACCGGAGCCGTGACGGTTGCCGTTACCAGGTTAGTTTCCTGCAGCGCACTGTTCTGCGATGCCTGAGCCGCGTTAGCGGTACCAGTCGTGATTGCTGGGAAGTTGATCGAGTCGGTGCCACCAGGCAGAGCAAACTTCGAACAAAGATCAGCAGTAACGCGGCCGGCACGTGCCTTAGCAATGTACTCATTGACAAGGTACGCTGGCGGCACGAAATCGCCACCACTTGTGTCAGTGGTGTTGATGTCACGTGTTGCCAGTGCATGGCCTTGAAGGCGATCAGTTGCTTCACGATCACCCTTCGTCTTTGACAGGTACAGGTCGCGGAAGTACGAGCGCTCAGGGCGATCGGGCCGGTAAACCTGCTCGTTGCTAATAACTTCAACCTTGACGTCAGCAACCGGCTTAACGGTCATTGCGTCACGGGCAGTCATCAGTGCTTCACGGG